GTTAGCACAGTTAAAGCAACGTAATCCACGCTCATTGTAAATCCATTTTACGCCATAAGCATTACCTGCACCGTGTTGCAATTTACCGCTTGTAACTGCTCCGGCTGCAATTGAGTCTGCTTTAACTTTTTTATAACTTGCATAACTTGCCATAGTTGAGTTGTTCCTTTATACTGACAACAGTCTCCAACCTTGGGCTGAACCTGAGTAAATTAAATCAAACGAAGCACCTTCTGAATCAACAGTCATGTCTGCTGTGTCTCCCATAATGCGTTCTCCGTTACGTGCAATAGTACAAGCATTTGAGTCAAAAGTTTTATTTGCATCAAATACTCTTACAGTGTCGCCTACTGACGGAGAACTTGGTAGTGTGATAGTTCTACCACCACTGCTTGTATCCATAAAAATTTGCTGTCCTGGAGATGCTGTAACGTTTGAAGCAGTGCTTATAGTTTCAAATGAACCAACTGGTAGCCATGCTGTTCCGTTGTAAAGCTCTAAAAAATTACGATCTGTATTAAAACGTAATGATCCTGCACCAGCACCATCTGGACGTTCTGCTTCAGGTCCATATGGTAATGTAGGACCTCCGGGTGCTGTTCCTAGTGATATTCTTCTTCCCATATTACACCTTCCTTATACTGGTAACGCTGTTTCAATACCATATGTCATTGCTGTAACACTAGCCTGGCTAGATCTTACAACAATAATTTGGTCTTCGCCTACAACGACACCTGTTCTTTCTAAAACACCCTTAGGTGCAAGTGCTACATCATACTCAATGTATTCTGAGTTTGCAGGTGTTCCGGCCGCCGCAACAGCAATTCTAATATTTGCTGTGCTAGTTCCTCTATTACAAATATTTACAGTTGCAATAGTATAACTACCTGTCGGCACTGTGTACAGAGAGGTGTTAGTATTTGCACTTAAATCTGATTTTCCTAATACGCCATTAGCCATTTTTTTCTATCTCCATTGTATTTATCAGTTACTTTAAGAAGTATTGTAATGCTACCGGATCTCCCGATATTCCTCCTGTAAAGTTGAGCTGAGCATTCACGTTAATGTTGCTATCATCAGTTGTAGTAATTGTATTACCGCTAATATTTACCACACCTGCTGTGATGGCGTTAACATTTAGTGTACTCGAACCACCACCAATCTGTGAGTTGATGTATGCAATAATTGCTCTTTGTGTTGGAACAACATTATCTGAATCAGCACTAAATGTACCATCTGTACTAAATTCATTAATAACTGCTCCGCCTTGTCCTAGGCCCACAGCACCTAGTGAAAGTTCTTGTAGTCCTGCTAGTGAGAACGCATCAACATTCAAACTTGCTTGACCTGTTGCCTGTTCAACGTTAAACAAACGTCCAACTCGGAAGTTACCATCTTGGTCAGTTGATGTGTAGAATACTCTACCGCCACCGCCTTCAACAACTTCGTCATTTGCATCTGGATCAATTAACGGTTCTCCAGGATAGTTAGTATCTGCAAAGCCACCAGTACCAATATCTAGGAAGTCATGTCCTGTCAAACGCACTTGTGAATAACGGATTCTGTGTTCTACTCCAGTGTCGTGTGCTGGTGCAGTTTCAACTCCTAGATCTGGTGAAACTTGTAAGTTAGCAGTGTATGGACCGCTACCTAACAATTCTCTTACAGCAACAATCTTAAATACTCTGTTATCACCAGCAAGTGTTAAGTTAGCACCTGCTAGTGGAGTATCAGTAAGATCCTTAACATTTAGGTACTTACCTGATTGATAAATGTCAGCATAACCTGCACCACTTACTGTAGCACCGGCTGTTTCAAAATCTGTACCTCTATTAGAGAATGTAGGTTGACCTAATACGCCGTCTCCAATTCTAACATCAAACACTACATCAACTGTAACGCTTGGGTCAGTAATTGTAACTGTAGGAGCACTAGTGTAACCACTACCTGGATTTACGATTCTAAATTCAGTAATTCTACCATCAGCAACTTTAGCACGGATGATAGCACCTGAGCCGCCGCCGCCTGTTACTGTAACCCTTGGTTCAATGATATAAGTTGTTGTTGCACTTAATGATGCTTCAATTGCATTGCTGTGATGGAATGTATCCCAACCTGCTGTGCCGTCGCTTTCTTTAGCAACATTAGCAACTTTAGTGTTAGGATTGTATGAAGTAATTCTACCGTATTGTCCGACACCTGTACCACTAATAATTATAACACGCATTCCTACATAGTCGCCGGCCGCTGCCGTTTCAGTGTTTGAAAGTGTAATACTTGTAGTGTCACCTGACTGTGCAGTGTTAGTGCTTGTATTATATCCTCTACCACCAAATGTATCAACATCTCCGTCTTCATCTACTGTTGATCCATCATCTGGATTTCTAATACGTAGTTCAAAAATTGCGTCGTTGGTTACGTTACCTGAGCTTGCTGCCGCTCCAAAACCGTTACCAGTAAATGTGTAAACATCTGTAGCATCGCCTGTATAACCTTGACCTGCATTTAAATATTCTACATGAATAATTTCATCGCCGTCTGTTAATACATTTGTAATTTGTGCTTCTAGTTTTTGGTTGTCTACTTTACCTGTAATTGGAACTTCAGTATCGTCAACACCTTCTGCAACTGCACCAAAATCACCATATGAGCAGTTACCGTTAGTACCACGAATCTTACCACCGTTTTCTGCTAGATAACCAATATGTCCGTAGTATGCGAACACTGAAACAAGTTCTGCTCTACCTAAGTTAGTTACCCAAGCACCAATACCGTCACTTAGTACTTGTGTAAAGTCGTTAGCAACAATTGAGTCGTTACCGCCATCGTGCAATGAACCGTCAACTTTAATACCTACACAAGAAGTACCAAAGTTTGTTACACCTTGTACATATGGAGATCTGTTTGAAATCCAAACTTCTGTATCGTCTGGTCCCCAACCTGGATCAAGGCTTGCATAAGCACCTGCACTTGGACGTTTTGTGCCATAACTGTTTGCACTACCAAGTGTACCTGTTAGATCACGCAATGTCATATTACGTAAACCTGTAGCATCGCGTAGTAAGAACATATTTTCTGTTGCACTACCTTCTACAGCATTAGTATAATATTGACCTGCCATTAATGTTTTATAGTTACCTGTGTATTGTAAATCGTATACAAATGCATCAATGTATTCTTTTACATCTCTTTCACAGGCGTCAACATCAAATGAGTATGCAGGATAGTTAACTGCAATATATTTTGTTACATCACGTGCAATAAAATCTTTGTTAAGAATTAACTTTCTAACGGCTGCCATCATATCTTCGTCGTCGATTCTTTCATTGCTTCCGCCAAATACAGGAACAGTAGAATCTCCCGAAGCACCATTAATTTCATAGTTAATCTTGTCATACAATTGATCACATAAGTTTTCTGCAACAGCTGATTCAGTTGCTGTACCATGTGGTAAACTTGTATTCTGTGTTAATGTGTTACCTGTTTGTGCAGTAATTGCAGTACCTTCAATGATATCATCAATGATTGACTTCATGTGCAAAATACCTGCAAGCGAGTAAGTAACATCACCCGAATCAACTAGCGACCCTGCTGGTTTAATTTTAGTTGAACGAAGTTCGTCACCTTGAATTACTGTATTAGCAGGAACTCTAATTGGAAGTACTTCTTTAAATTCTCCAGTTTTAACATTGATAGTTTTATGAACAACTTCTAATGCAGGAACAGTTAATCCACCGCCTAATTCTACAGCATCACTCATTACTTCGTGTAAGTTACCAATTCTAGTATACACGCCAGTTTCAGGAGTTAGTGTTGCATCTTTAACTTGTAAAATTGGATTAGCAACAGAACGTTCGTTTTGATAATTAACAGCTGGATCGGTTGAATTAATAATATCTTCTAACAATGTTAGCATGTAACCTAGTGCCGCAACGTTTTGAGATTCGCCGCCAACGTTAAAGTAATCACCATCTGCTTGATCAATAAACGCATTTGCAACTCTTCTAGTGTTAGTGTTACCGCCATGTCTAATATCTAGTACAATAGCATCTAAAACAATACCAACTATTCTTTCAAATGCATCGCCGTCAAAGTTAAAACCAATAAAGAACGGTGCATTTTCATTAACAATTTGTTCTGTACACCAGTTACGAATTTCTGCTTGTACAAACTGTCTGTTAACTTCTAGTAAGTATCTTGCGTTTGGATTTAAAGGTCCGTTAAGAACTTGTTCAGCCGCATAGCGTACTGTTTTAAATGGTCTATCTAGTGTTGTACCGTTTGTTGGAGCAGGTGTATCAGCTCCGTTGGTTGCAACATAGTAAATATGTTCTGTTGAGCCAAAATCTTTCCATTCCGGAATACCTGTGCTTGCTACACTAAGAACTTGTCCTTCACTACCAATTGGCAGTCTTGCTGGACCTGAACCACTTTGATAAAGAATATCACCTTCTGTCGTTAGTGAACTTTCTTCTGCACCAGATGCTAGGTTATTCCAATAATCGCCTAGCGAATCATTGTCTGGACGTTTTGGTGTATCTGATGTGTGTGCTTGAATACAAATATAACTGATTAAGCCATAACGCACTGCATCACCTGCATCATAAAATGTTGCAGTTGTCCACTCGTCTTTCCACTCAATACCTTGGTTTAGTCTTTCCCAATAAGTTGCATTTGGTGGGCGTTGTGCAGATCCTTCGTGGTTTGTAACACACAAATAAGTATAACCACCTAGTCTAACAACATCGCCTACTCTATACTCTTGAGTTGAAGAATCATCTCCCCAGTCGCCTCTTAAACGGAATCCACTGGTTAGTAGTTCCCAAATTGCAGTGTCAGTTCCTGGTTGAATGTTAAAGTTGTTTACTGCGGCTACATATGAATATCCGCCAAATGTTACAAAGTCACCAGGTTGATAGTTAGTATTGTAATCCCAACTATCTTCAAACTCTAGACCAGGTACAAATACTTCCCAGTTATCCTGATCTGCTTTAAGTGTTCCTGTTCCTGAATCATCTGCGGCAACTACTGATGTATGATAAGTTGTACAAATCCAAAGAGTTGCACCATACTTGACAATATCGTTAATTTTATATCTAGTATTATTTGTCCAAGCACCTTTATAATCAAAACCTTGGTTTAAATAATCCCATTTAGATTGGTCGTCTTCTAGTCCGTCGGCATTGTTAGCGGCAGATGTATGTCCTTGGTTACAAACATAAGTTGTACCACCATACTTAACAATGTCTTGTATTTTATATCTTGTGCTAGGTGCCCAGTTGCCCTTCCAATCAACACCTTCTGAAAATAAATCCCAGCTAAGTTGATTGGCTTCAAGACCTAGAGCATCAGTGGCCGCGGCAGTATGACCTGTGTTACAGAAGTAAATATTTCCTCCATATTTTACCAAGTCGTTTGCTTTGTACTGTTGCCCAGCTATCCAATTGCTTCTCCACTCAATAGACGTTGCGAACAGATCCCATTTTTCCTGGTCGTCTTCAAGAATAGTGTCTGCTGTATGACCTTCGTTACAGATGTACAAAATACCACCATATGCAACAATATCATTTTCTTTGTAGAAAGTACCAGTTACCCAATCGCCTTTCCACTCTTGACCATCACTAAACTTATTCCAGTTTGTTTCGTCTGTATAAAAATTTGAAGTACTTGTGTGACCGCTAATACATACATATGTTCGACCACCGTACTTAACAATGTCGTCTTTTAGATATTCGGTGGACGACGACCAAGTGCCCTTCCAAATAAATCTAATTCTACCTAACTTAAATTCTGCCATTTTTTGCTCCGTTCGCTAGCTTTATACTATTTATCTTAGTTCGAGTTGAACTCATCTCTATCTACATGTCCATGGTGGAATAGTGCTTGTGCCGCCAAGTCACCGCCCATTTGCCCGCTGTTCATGTTTACATGTTTATCTACATTCATAACACCTTCCGTTGTTGTTAATACATTGCTTGTAACTACAACAACACCTGCTGTTAAACTGTTTGTAAACACTGTTGCACCACCGCCTGTAATTCTATTTTCAATGTAGGCTTTAAGTGCTTTTTGTGTTGGAACAACATTATCTGAGTTTGCAGTAAATGTATTATCTGTACTGAATTCTCTAATAATAGCTTGTGTACCACCAACTTGAATTCCGCCTAAGCGTAATTCTTCTAGACCTTCTAAGTCAAAGAAATCTGCATTAAGTGTAACACCGCCTGTTGCTTGTGATACCTTAAACAATTCACCAACTCTAAAGTTACCGTCTTGGTCAGTTGAAGTATAAAATACTCGTCCGCCGTTTAATTCGTTAACTTCATTAGCCTGTCTAGTTTCGTTAACTGCTGTTTGTCCAAATTTATATAAATCTGGATAGTTTGTATCTTCAAAGTTTCCTGTACCAATATCTAAGAAGTCATGTCCTGTTAAACGAACTTGACTAAAGTTACGTCTAAATGTAATTGTTTCTTCGTGTACAGGAGAAGTACCAATATTCAATACTGGTGAAATTTGGAACTGTGTTCTCAAATTTGGTGCCGTTCCTGATTCTTCAAGTACTTTAACAACTTTGTAAAGTGTGTCGGGCTGACTTGCAAATCTAACGTTTGTACCTGCTGTAATTCTTGAAGGGAGACTTTTAATCCAAACCTTAGTGCCTGTTTGATATGCTTCTGCAAAACCATCACCTGTAAGTTTAGCAAGCACAGTTAAACATCCAGTACCTCTGTTAATATATTCAGGTTGTGCAAGAACATCATTATTAACATTTACTTCAATTTGAGGTTCAATATATTCTTCTGGATCTACCATTGTAATAGTAGGTGCTATTACGTAACCTGAACCTGGATCAAAAATTTCAAACTCGCTAAGATTGTTGTTTCTAATGTTAACACGCATAAGTGCTCGCTTGCCGCCTCTTAGTCTTACAATATCGTCACTTGATCCTTTACCTAGGAACGTTGCTTTCTGTGCGTAGTAAGATCCAGCAACACTAGTTACTAAAGGATTATCAGTATCAGAAACTGTCCAATGAACACCTTCATCTGAGTATGCTGTGCCTCCTAAATTACCTACTGCAACAAAAGTACCTGCTGAATATGCTACAGACCAATTTTCTCTAACACTATCACCTTTAATGTCGCTGTCTAACCAATTAACTACATCTGCACTATAGAATAATCTATCTGCATTATTCATTGCAAGTATCCAGGTATTATTACCATATGCAATATCGCTATACTGTTCGCCAGCTGCCGGAGCCGGAAGTGTAACTTGTGTCCAACTAGCACCGTCGTTGATGCTATATTCTAAATAACCGTCAATACTTGCGACTACCCAAGTTCCTTGTCCGTATTCAATACCGACCCAGTCTCTTGCGGCATTTAGTGTAACCTGTGTCCAACTGCTAGGTGCAACAGAACTGTCTCCAACTGTAGTAATAGTTCCTTTATAAACAACATCATCATTTGATGTAACCATTACAATGTCATCATTTGTGCCGCCAATAGCAATACCTGACCATGCTTCTGCACTAGGTAGCGTTACACTATCCCAAACTGATCCATCATTACTAAAGTATAACTTATCGCTGTTGTTACCAATAAACATCATCATAGGACCATGTTTGGTTCTAGCCGCCCATGTTTGGCTAGAGTCCATGTTATACAATGTCCATGTATCTCCACCATCATCAGTAACATATACATCATTAGTACCATTTAATGGATAAAAGAATGAACCGTTATCGTGAGCACCCATTTTTCCTGATCCTGCTTGACCAGTTACATTATTCTGTACCCATGTTTGCTGTGGAACATTTACGCGAGGTTCAATTTCATAAAATGTAGTTTCATCAAGATCGAATTCAATACCTCTAGCAGAAATTAAATTGTCCCAACCTGCTGTTCCTGTACTGTAACGGTAAATGGTTGCTACTTTAGTTACTTCATCATAACTGTTAATATAGCCATACTGTCCAGCACCTGTACCTGCTACAACAAACACAGCCATTCCTAAAAGTTGGGCTTGTGTTCTAACTTCGGCTTGTGCTAGTTCTAGTGTAGTGTCACTTCCGCCTCTAGCATAACCAGTTATAAATTTGTAACCAGCTCCGCCTGCTGTTGTACTATCTTCTGGTTGAGGTAGTTGAATATCCGAAATAGCATCTTGTCTAAATTCTTTCCATTGAAGATTTATACCCGATCCCGGAGTAGTATATGTTGCAGATACGTTTGTATATTCTTGTCCTGCATTAGTGTATCCAAACGCTACAATTTCATCACCGTCTGTAATAATGTTTGCGGCAGCCTGTTCTGCACGGTTATCAACAAGTGCTTGGATTGGGATTTCAGTTAAATCGTATCCTTCAGCAACACTACCAAACTTACCATAAGAGTTGTTACCGTTTGTTGCACGTAGTATTCCGCCATTTTCTGCGAGATAGCCAATATGATTATAATATGTAAACACTGATACAAGTTCAGAGCGTCCTAAGTTGGCAGCCCAGTAACCAATACCATCACTTAACACTTGTGTAAAGTCGTTTGCAACACAAGACTTGTTGCCACCATCATGTAGTGCACCGTCAATTTTCATACCAACACACGCAGTACCTAAGGTAGTTACACCTTGTACATATGTTGATTTATTTCTAACCCAAACACTTTGATCTGTTGGGCCTTCACCTGGATCAAGCGAAACATATGCACCCGCTGTTGGACGTTGTGTTCCATAATTATTTGCTTCTCCTAATTCGCCTTCAAGTCCTTTAAGTGTTAAGTTTCTAATACCGCACCCATTACGCACATAAAACATATCTTTTGTTTTATTGTCAGTAGGAATAAGCAATTCTGTTTGTTCTTGTGGTACACCGTGTACATAAGTTTTTTCACTAAGCACAACATCTTTGTCTATTGAAGCAGGGCGAATTACCGTACTTCTCAATTCGTCACCTACAATAGCAACATCTTCTGGAATACTAATCGGAAGAATTTCTGCATATTCACCAGTTAGTACTCTAATTGTTGCACCACCACGTTGTGGAGGAGGAACAAGTGTAGGAAGACTTCCTAATCCGTTGCTAACAACACTAATTACATCGTCCCAAAGTGCAACAGCTCTAGTATCTGCTCCTGTTTCTGCATCGTATCCTGCAGGAATTACTTGCGATGATAAATCATTTATAGGATTTGAATAAGTTGTTTTTGGTAAAACATAATCTTCAATTAAAGTTTTTGCATGTTCAAGTGCGGCGGCTGTTTGACTTTCTTGGCCGTCAATTAAACTTACTGCACCATTATAGTAATATGAAGCATACTGTCTTGTAAACAAGTTACCTGTATACGTCATATCTTCAATTAGTCCACGTACTAAAATTTTTGTATCACGTCTACATTTTTCTCTATCATATGTAAACCCTGACCAAATACCTGTACCTGCATCAATTTGAGCATCAATCCATGCAACAGTTTCGTCGCCGATAAAGTCTTGGTTAATGTTTAACAAATGAGTTGCGTTTTCAAAATATCTAGTTCTTAAATTTGATCTATTTTCTTCGTCTCTCAAAATGTAGTTACACGCAAATCTAACAGTTCTAAAAGGTGCGTTTACACTTCCGCCTTGTGTTTCATCATCAATGCCATTAGTTCCAACATAGTAAACACGGTTGTGTTTATCAATAGAATCCCATGCTGGTAAGCCACTAGTTGATCTCAACACTTGTCCTGTAGTTCCAATTGCCAAACGTTGTGTGTCAACTGCTGTTGAATCTTGGTCATCCCAAGTTTTAAGATCACCAGTTCTTGCTAGTTTGTTTGTAAGTGTACCTTGAACTGCAACAACCCAATAGTTTTGATCTGGCTGTTCAATATCTAAATCTGGTCTTGAGTCAGATTCGATTGATCTATGATAATTGATACATCTGTATAATGTACCTTGCCATGTTACCATATCACCTTCAAAATATTCTACATTATCTTCCCAGAAATTACGGAACTGTCTGCCGTCAATAAGTTTTTCCCAAATATCGTCGTCTGTTCCTGGTTGAACATTTGTGTTATCTACAATAGCAATATACAAATTACCACTAAATCTTACAACATCTCCTGTTAAGTAATCTACAAAACTTGAGTCGCCGCCAAGTGCATTCCAGTCTTGCATAAATCTATAACCAGTAAAGTTAACGTCCCAATCATCTGTATTTGTGCTAGGAATAGTGTTTACGTTATAAGTTAATGACTTATATGTGTAGCCGCCGTATTGTACAATATCCCCTGGTTGATATCTTTCGGCTGCGTCCCATTGTCCTTCGTACTCTGATCCAGGAATGAAAACGTCCCAATTTGATTCGTCGTCTGAAAATGAACTTGACGAAGTATGTGCAGTGTTACATTTTAATTGGCTTCCGCCTCTTCGCACAATATCTGCAACTTTATAACGTTCGCCAACTAACCAGTTTCCTTTACGTTCTATACCGTCAACGAGCAATTCCCACTTTGACTGATCTTCTTCTAAACCAGCATCCTCCTTGTCTGCAGAAGTGTGTCCTTGGATACAACCATAAACAATACCGCCATATTTTACAATATCATGCTGTCTATATCTTGTACCAATTTCCCAAACACCCTTCCAGGCATCACTGTCTGCTAGAATGGCCCAATCGCTTTGATTACTTTCAAGTCCAGCGGCATTAGTTGTGGCAGAAATATGTTGATTTAATGCTTTGTAGACTATACCATTGTAACGCACAATGTCATTTCTTTTATAAAGTGTGTTTGTTGACCAAGTGTTTTTCCAATCCGAATCTGAAACAGCGACCAGTGTCCACTTATTAATGTCAGCAACTAGGCCATCTGTATCGTTAGTAAAGGTAGGACTTGATCTGTGGCCTTCTGTACATTTGTAAATAGCAGAACCATACTTAACAATGTTTCCTTCTTCGTACTGTGTGTTTACAGCCCAAGATCCTCTCCAAAGAGCACCATCTGACTGTAGCTCCCATTTTGGTTCTGGAGGACTAACATCAGTACCTGCTAAGTCGTTTGTAAATGTTGCAGACGTATGTACACGTTTTGCAACATAGGTTTTACCATTTTGCTCAATGATGTCGTCAATGTTATAGTCATAACCTGCAACCCACGGCCCTTTCCATGTAAACCTAATTCTATTTAATTTAAATTCTGCCATTTTTTTCTACCTTTAAGTTAAATTCCGCTAGGATATTCATAACCTTCATTAATACGAACTACAAGTTGTCCTTCATCGTCAACATAATAAAATATAGATCTATTGTCCCATCTATACTGCTCGTAATTTAAATTTTTGTAAACTTTTTCGTGTTTTACATCTCGTCCTTCAAAAAAGTCCTCGCCTTGTACAAAGTCTTCAAAATTATCTTCTTGAAGTCCATTTTTATTAATTGTAACAGAATCGCCTGCTTTAAGTTGATCTGTTTTTTCCATATACAATTCACCGTCGTCTGTTCTGCGAAGACCGTAAAAGTATCTTGCATCAGTTTGTGCAACTAACTCACTTACACTTTGTCCTAAAAAATTACTCATTATACAATCTCCACCATACTTAGAATAACGTCAACACTGTCGTTAAGATTAGACTCTACATACAGCACATCGTCTGCTCGCATAATCATTTTTTCGCCCTTACCAAAAGGCTTAAATGTACTGTTAGGCGGAATTGGCATATCTTTAACTAGATATGCAACTACACTTCCGTCTCCATCTCCTAGTAACACGCTTGCAGTAATAACACCATCTGTCGTATTTGCTAAACTAAGTCCTAATACTGTTGTGTTGTTAGCGGCAGGTGTTGTGTAGATAGGAGTTCTAACAGTGCCAATGTCTTTTGCGATTACATTTTTAAAATTTGTTGCCATCTTTCTTTCCTAAATTGTAATTGCTAGTTTAATAGCAATCTCCTCCGCATCATTATATGTAACCGCACCTGTTGCACCTGCAACAGAAACCCAGTTTTCAGCTACATCATAAATTTCTACTCTATCTTCAATGCTATTGTATCTCATCATTCCTACCTCTGGGCTAGGATGTCTGTTAGCATTTGTACCTACCGGAATAACAAATCCGCCAGTACCTTCGACTTTAAAGTAACCTGTACCTTGCTGTCTTAATATTGTTACTTCACCGTCAACTTCATTAGTAATTACACTTCCGTTGAAACTAAAGTTTTCAATTCGAACTTGACCTGTACCATTTGCTTGTAGTAAAAGGTCTTCATTAGTAGTTATCGTTTCTAGCACATTAT